ATATAGATCACATAATCCCGTGTTCAAGTTTTGATTTTACTGATCCTACACAACAGCAAAAATGTTTTAATTATACAAATCTACAACCATTAGAAGCCAAAGCAAATATAAGGAAAGGCAATAAAATACTTTAAATATCTCTACTATCTCCATAGACATATGCCAAAGTAGGAAATCTCAGCGAGATACCACCGTCTTGATTCTTAGTTTCTTCAAAATAATTTACTCTAATAATTTTTCCAAGCAGTTCTTTAGGATTGTTATAGAAATACTGTCTTTGTTCAATACTAAATCCACTACCAACTCTAACATTATATCCCTTGTGTTCAATAGTAACACATGATAGCATTTGTTCTTCTGTCTCTTTACCATTCAAAACATATCTAAATGGGCCAAATTCCATATCTTTTACGACATATTCTGCATCATTAAATGTTTTCCATTTGAGCATATCTTTTGATCTTTTGCCTTTGTAGGGCTCATTTGCCCTCAAGATCAATCCCTCCCAGCCATATTGGTTGGAACGAGTAATCCATTCTTGAAAATGCTCATCATCTTTAATAAGTTCTTGACCAAGAACACTAAGACAAACACAAGTATTGTTTTTCATCACTTCTCTCAAATTATTATAGCGATGAGCATAGGTTTTATTCTTATCCCCCTTTTTGCTATAAAATTCATCATGGCTAATCATATCAAAAATCTTATATGATGGATTAGGAATAGTATGATCCTTCTTTTTCAGTTGCTTCATAATCCCCTGAAAATCCTCGTTGCCTTCGTCATCAACAAGACAAAGTTCACCATCAAATACAACATTAGTAATTCCCAGTGCCTTGATTCCACCAGCAACAACATCAAGGGTATCAAAAGATTTTCCGGTTCGTGAGAAGAAAGAAGCATCGCCATTTTCATCAACAATAGCGATACATCTGGCCCCGTCGATTTTACGACTAACATACCAACCGTCCTTCCAACTTACCAGTTTAGGTTCATACTTATCTGCCAGAGCAACACTAAACTCTGGAATATGGTCAGGAATAGCCTTGTTGATAATCTTATCGCCAGCACGGGTTTTCAAGTCCTTATCAATAATACAATGAATGAGTTCTTCAATGTTGTTTTTATTTGACTGACTATCAATAAAAGTATGGACTGCTCCGATAGCATCGTGACCAGTAATTTTGCGACTCTTTAGGTCATCTAGCAGACCAAAGAAATTCTTATAAGACTTTCCCCTCAAAGAGTTTTTCTTCTTGAGATTATCACTTGTGACATTATATTGCCAAAGAGGATGGTAGGTATAGAGTAGAATTTTCTTAGCAAAACTTGCAGCCTCAGAATTATGATTACAATAATCCTCAATAATCCCTTGCTTATCAATAGTGCTGCTAGTCGCCCTAAGATCACGAACCATATCCCAAACATAATTAAAATCGTGAGTCATTCCAATTTCTCCTTGTTGTGTCCTTTGTAGTTATACCATATCTATCGGCGTTGTCAAGCAGCAACTTGAACAAGCGTATTGGAACTACACAATAGATGCTATTTTATTTATATTATCTAATGTTTTTCTTAAAAATTACATTTAGTCTTGTTACCAAATCGCTACCTGCCGTTGCGAAAAAACAAGGTAATACTGAATGTATAATTAAATAGAATCCTGCAAGCAAACAACAAGAACCATAGAAAAATGCAAAGATGAGATGCTGTAAATAGGTCATATCATTTCCTTTTAAATGCTGAATCCATTTGCGATAAAGATTCATTTTGCTGGTTCCTATTTTTTGCCATGATTAAATAGTTTACAGCTTTAATTACACCATTTAAATTATCATCAAGTTTTCCTATGCCAGTATTACATCGTTCACAGACCCATCCTCTAAAAGAATCATCAGAATGATCGTGATCCAAACACCATTTTAACGGCACTTTTTTACAACACTCACATACCTCTGGACGAGGCGGGGCTTTTTTGTGAAGTTTTCCACGAACTTTAGTTTGTTTCTTAACACAACTTCTACATCTACTATCCAGATTGTCTTTATACATACTATGCTTGGGGAAACTTTTTAAGTTCTTCCTTTTTTCACAGTATGAACAAATTTTTCTCATAGTATTAAGTGGACTAGGGCAGAGTCGAACTGCCGTCCAGAATAAACATCAATATAAACTTCTACATCGTTAGTCTATTGTAATTTGGACAGTAGACAAACCTAGAAGAAATTATCTTCATCAGATCGGTTACGATCATTGTCTATGTTTTCGGGTTAGACTTCCTTATCAGATTTATCTGAGTCAACATGATTTGGTAATAAGGCCCATATAGCCCCACTCGTACCTAATTAATTAGGCAGCGAGAGCGAGATTTACTTCGCCAATTAACATTTTTTGAATAACTTTTATACTGGCCTGTTATTCAACCAGTCGATGCCGTCTAAATCTATTTTACCTGTCGATACCTTTACTAGCCCTTAGTTTTCTAATTCCATCAATCTATCATGTAAATCACTAACCATTCTTGTGTGTATTATCTCGTTAATCTGATTGGTTTCTTTAACAGACTCCAAACATTCTGAGTGAATAACATTCATTGTTAATGAAGCAAATAAAACTGATAATAGACATATAAACAGAAGTCTGTATTTCATGATAATCTTTCTTTTAGGTGGGTTAGTTACTTAACTAATGTAAAGGAAGGCCACTATGTTTTACACCATTCCATTCTTAATCATATCCAGATAGTGTTCTTTGCTTATCCAAATATCATCATTTTGATACCTTTTCGATAACACTGAACGAATCTTTTTTCTTCCAACATAACATGGTTGAAACCTTAAAGATTGTCCACTAAAATAGCATTTTCTATTAAATAAAGAATATTTTAGCATCCATTCTCTATCGTACATAATTTCAGAAATCATTTTGTATCGGTTCTCTAGTTTTAGTATCATACTTAGTGCCTGAAGTATATGTTTGCTTTGATAGCCTTTTAATTTCTTCCATTAATTTTTTCAGTTCGTCATCATCAACTGGTGAAGTTACACTATTAACTACATGATTTAGTTTATTGATTTTTTCAACAAATATTAAATTAAAACCAATCGATAAAACTAATAGGCCGACTAACAAAGTTACTATTGGCATACAACATAATGAACGATTATTCATAAACTTTCCTTGTTTTTGATATGATTAGTGTCAATGATATAATAGTTTCATTGTCGTCAAAAAGCAAGTTTAAAATAGGGCGAGTAGGAGTCGAACCTACCTATGAACACCTTATAAGAGTGTCGGATGCAACCGGCTTACCTTCCGCCCCGCATTGTTAAGGATCAATCACCGTCCTGCCACCATTATATCATCGGCCAGTGGCTTGTCAACTCTTGAGAATATTTTTTAGTCGTTGTGGTATAATTCCTTGAGAGATTTAATATCTGCTTCATGTTTTTTAATATTTTCATACATCTCATTACAACTCACACAAAAATCAGATGAGATATATGCTTTACAGTCATGAATCTTATCTTCTAGATCACGAATCTTTCTTCTTATTTCTTCGTTTGATAGATTTGTCATTTGGTTTTCTCTTTTTCTTTTCTATCTTATTTATTTCTGGATTAGCCCAAAAAACCATTTCATTAGTTTTGCTATCCCAAGCACATTCTACTAATCCTTTAGCAGCAAGTTTGGCTAGTCCAACATTGTGTATCCAAATAACAGTTTTCTCATAAATATCTTCATTTGCTTCTTCATTAAGAAGAGGTCTGTCTTTATGGTCATAGCCTACACATTCGGTTCTAACCAAATTAATCATTTGATTAAGACTAATATAATCATCAAGATTATCTTCTTGGTTTGCTGATAAACTTTTAGCCGCAGCAATACGCATTTCTTGTGCGTATCCTTCAAGATCGGTAATAGCATAAACTTCACTCATATTAATAATTCCCAAATTAATTAGATATATCTAGTTACACCTTTATCTAAATCGTCAATTATTTTGTCTACCAATTTATTCAAAGTATAATCCATTGAATATTGTCCTCTAGGAAGCCATTTAGTATTATCTCTTAGGCCAGTTTTTATTTGGGGCAACCAATGCTGATATGCCAGATCATATTCTTTTGGAAAATACATCTTTAAAATAGTATCAATTTTATTTAGATGATCTTCTATATGATCTCTATGAGAGTATAGATTTTGTAGTGCTTCTTTTTGTTGAGGATCTAAACTCATACAGCCTGCTCTCTCTGTTTCAATTTGATCAACTTATGCTTGGTTTTCCAAACACCAGTTTCCTTGTTCTGAATATCTCCACCCATATAGATATGAGCAAATCCGGTACTCTTGTCAATACCCCAAGCAAGAATACCATTCTTATCTACAGATTCAACCACAAACTTACCCCTATAACCCATAGGGATAAATTCGCCCTTACTAACGAAATATGGGCCTCCACCAACCTTGATTCTGTCTCCCTTTACCAGTTCACGCCAATTGATATTCTGGATAATCTTTGTATTTTTATGTTCCTTACTCTTTGCCTTAAAGACAAAAGGAGTATTACACTTCTTACACATATAAGCACGGGGGCCAGTAGTTTGACCACAATTCTCACAAGTCTTTTGTCCCTTACCCATTTTATTTGTCTCCAGTGCGTTGTTTAAGCCTTATGCTCCAAGTATAACAGGATTATCGGCACTGTCAAGCCGTCACCTTTAAGATTTTCTGCAACCGTCACAAAAAGTGCTAATCCAGCCATTTTCATTTGGGCTTCCTCTGTCTCCACAAACTTCACAAATCTTATAACTCATAGCCCCTGCCATAGAAACTAATCCTTCAACATAATCATCCCCGCCACTAAAGTATATTCTAAGACCGCCAAATTTTTCTTTGATTTGATCGAACTTTACAGGAATATAATCGTTTTTGTATTCTGGTTCAGTTTTTTGTTTATACTCTGTCTGCCAAACAATATTATTTTCGTGGTTCTTAATCATAAAACAAAGAGGAGAAATAATATCAAACCAACCATTTCCACATTCTATTCCCCATGCCATGCAACTAGACATAATATTCTTATCTTTATTAGAAAAGAGTTCTGGATATTTATCAAATAGTTGTTGTTGTAATTCCTGATCCATTTGGACTGTCCTTTATTTCAAGTTTATCAGGACTATAATGACAAAAATAACTAGCACTAATCTTACGCTTAGTTAATTGAATAGTTTCATCAAAAACTTCAGTATAAACATTAATACGATAACGATTTTCCCAAACATTAATGATCTTTGTCATAAGATGATGCTTAGGTTTTTCAACTTGCTTAAACAATAGGCTTTCAATTTCTAATTCCATTTAGGTTGTCTCCATATTTTGTGCTGTATCAATAGACAAAGATAGTTTATCATCAGGCATTTCAATGAAATCTGTTGGATAATATTCTAGAGTTTCAAAATCAAATACCTGTACAGGTTCTTGCCAAGGAAAATTACCTTCACTATTAATATCATTGGCCCTTTCATAAAGAAAGTTATATAAATCTAGCCAAGTCATTTTATTCATTGATTTCTCTTTTTTCTTTGTAAAGAACAGAATATGCCCAATCTAGTCTATTACAGGCTAAGTTGGTAGATATAATCTCTATATTTTGATTTTCATCTAACCATTTTTGTATTTCGATATTGAAATTGGTATAAAAAAATTTGATTTTAATCATTATCTAGCCCTACGATTTACCCTTTTACATCTTCTGATTTCTTCTTTATTGTTTGCTGGTATCATTACTAATTCAGGGGCCGTTTTATGGCTGTATGATAAAAATCCCACAGCACGATTTTCTACACTACAATCTTTGCAGATAATTTTGCGACCAGTTTCGACAAGAAACTCGTAGCGGTCAAATCCAACATTTTCTTGACAATAAATACAATTCATAGGTAGCCTCCGTATAGCGGATTATACCATAACCATCGGCACTGTCAACTGGTTGCCTTCAATCAAATTTCCAAAGTTGTCAATAAAATTTCCATCGTCTGTACTATAATAAATTGTATTTAACCCAACAGCACTTAAAAGTTTATTACAATTCTTACAAGGCTTACTTCCTAAAATAAGTCCCTTTCGGTTGATACGCAATACAACAACTGACCAATTAGAATCAATGGTATTATACTGATCCAAAAGTTTAGAAATAAGACGAGATTCAGAATGATAATATGGGAACTCCTTATATTTTTCCAGATTAAAATCTTCACCGATTCTATAAGCACCAGCATGAGTCTTAATCGGGTTGTTTTTGGTGAAACAAATTAATTTAGTCCCATGAAATGCTGCTGAGAAATGATAACAACGAATGGCCTTGCAAGGATTCCAATTATTATATGCTTTCCGAATTGTCTTGTTGATTATCTTCATATATTTCCAATGATTTTATGTAAACATCATCTGACATTTCAACATCATAATATTGCGTTGATGGTAGTGGTGTTAATTTTACGTTTTTATTCTCTGGATTATCAGTAAGTTTTATCTTTGTTGGTTCTTTCATAAGTAACCCCTTATTTTGATGCTAACATATATAGACCAATATTTGCAAATGCGTAGCCAATATATGTAATAAGCATACCGTAGTTCCTATGCAAGATTCCTTGCTCAAAGGCCACCCAAATATAAATTAATCCTGTAATTAAAATTAGATGATGACTCATGCTGCGACTCCCTTAGTAATTTCTATATGATTTTCTATAGCCAAGTCTTTTGCTTTCAGTTCCATATCAACGTCAAATTCTAGTCCGTAAGTATCAAAAGCATTTTCAGCATAATCAGCATGAGCCCTTGGATTATTTCCAACCCTACTCTCACTATAATGAAATAATGGACGAGTTTGCCAAGTGTCAAAGCACATATTAATTGCTTCGACTTCCGTTAAAGTATTGGGGTGGCACTTATGATGCAGATAGTCAAAACAGATCGGGATGCGAGTAATCGGGTGAAAAATATCTACTAATTCTTTCACACTCCAGCAATTAAGTTTGTCATCATTTTCTATGGTGAGCCTTGCCTGACAATTCTCATCCAACTTTTTAAAGTTCTCGTAAAAACGACGACTAATTTCTTCTCTGGTTCCATTGTTGTTATGAACGTGTAAATTCATGGGGGAATTAGTGTCTGCTGGCAAGCCAATTCTGTCAAAAAAACTACTATAGAAGTTCAATTCTGTAATAGTCTTTTCCACAACTTTTGGAGTCAAACTAGACAAACTGTTAAATTCGCTAGGATGACAACTAACACGAACATTACTAGAGATAATAGTTTGTGAGATATTATCAAACTCATCTTGAATCTCATCATGGTTTGGCAAATCTTCCAAACTTACATTAGCCTCATCATAAGTAATGAGAGGAAAAATATCGCTACTAACACGATAAACATAGTCACTTTGTCCGCAAAACTCAATAGTTTTACGAGTAGTAATAAGATTATTAAGAATCCTATCTCCAAGGATTCCTATGGCTTCTTCTCGCGGCAGAGAATTGAAGCGTTTAAAAGTCATGGTCTGATGACCAATACCCTGCTCTTTAAGTTTGAGCGAAATACAACACAATCCGTAACGCATAGTTTCCTCGTTTTTGACCAGCATACCACAAGTATCGGCTACAGTCAAGCAAAAACTTTAGAAATTTGTTCAACAGATAGGATTTTTACTAAAGAGTATTCTATGGAAGGAAAATGAAGCTTAAAATTATTTAATGCTTCTTCAGAGGACAAGCCATCGTGAACCTCATTTATTAATAGATTCTGTTTTGAAAGATCATTATTCTTATAAACCTGAGCAGTAATATTAAACAGTTTCATTATATGATCCAATCTGGTTAAGAAATGACTTGATATCTATTAATTTATTATATTGTATCTCATACCTACTTTGATCGTATGTAAAATTATTATTGGTCGTTCCAGCCTTTACTAAGGTCGAAAGATCGAAAAAGTCTTTTTTTGAAATAGCCCCACATATCCATGCGATGGTAAAATCATTTTTTATTCTACTAAAAACATAATAATCTACATCTCTTGCTTTTTGTTCTTCATAAAGTGTTCCAACATAATTATCTAATGGTTTCGTATTACATCCTTGTGCTTTTGAATCAATTGTTATTGAATCAATTATGAAATCTACATTATCATTATCGCTATAATTTAGTTGAGGAAAATACGATCTAATACTGGCTTCTGCTAGATACCCCGTCATTCTTTGACGATCTTTGTTTAATCTATGAGTGCCAGCATTTCCATACTTTTTTTTATAAGACAGATTGCGTTGTTCTGCTTCTTGATAAATTTCTGGAGTTATATTAATTGTTAAGACGCCCATCCCAATGCCTCTCCAATAGTAGGAAATTGTGTGAATTCTTGAAAATTGGTGTATCCATAAATAAGGAGTTAAAAATGTCTAAAAAAGTATGTCGTTTATGTAAAAAGAAAAAGCTATTTACATCTTTTTATAAGAAAAAAGGTGGAGCATTTGGGCTGGACGCAAGATGTAAGAGTTGTGTTGCTCTATATCATAAGCAGCATTTTCAAAAAAACAAGTCAGAGATTTTATCAAAAAGAAAAGACTATATGATAGAATATAGGGACTCAAACAAAGATAAAATTTTGGAATATAATAAAAAATATTATGAAAAAAATAAAAAGCAAATCTTAACATATAAAAGTTCTAAAGTTTATCGAAAACACTCAAGAAAATACGAAAAGAACAAAAGACAAAATGATATATTATATAGGATAAAAGGCAGTCTCAGAAGCAGATTAAACCAAGCGATAAAAAACAATAAAAAACATGGAACTACAAAGGAGTTGATTGGATGCAGCATTGAATTTTTAAAAGAATATTTATCTAAATTATTTCAACAAGGTATGAATTGGGAAAACTATGGTAAAAATGGTTGGCATATAGATCATATAATTCCTTGTGCTAGTTTTGATTTAACAGATCCAAAACAACAAAAGAACTGTTTTCATTATACTAATTTACAACCATTGTGGGCTGCTGATAATATCCGAAAATCTGATAAAATCTTATAAATCAAATGCCTCTATTGTATATTCAAATGGATTGCCTTCAATATTCTTTACTAAATCTAACATAGTTTGTGCAATTTCCCTAATTTCTAGTTGGGCATTAGATTTATTTCGCAAAGACTGAAAATGATAAAAACTACGCCAATTAAACATAACATCAGCAGTAATTTGGGTATTATAGGATCTAAAAAATCTAGCAGATTCTTTTGCTCTTTTTCTATCTATTCCATAAACTTCAGTTAAACTTTGAACACACTCATGATATAGTCTTAGTCCGTTTTCTGTATAATGTTCTAGTTGTTGTTTCCAAATTTCGGGCCAGTCTTGTGGAATAAGATATTGATCTTCTTTAATTTCTTTATATCTAGCACTTTCTCCGTTGACACTTACTCCAATACGATGTTTAATAATATGTATATGGGAAGCAATATCTGTAGTAACTAAAAAATGTAAATTGGATTTTTCAAATGGAGTATGATGACCCTCTGTTGCTAACATTTTCAATAATTTAGGGATTCTAGCAATTTTATCTTCCGATAAATCTCTTGATGTGCTAGTCCATGCTGAACATGCGTGGATTTTATCATCACCATAATAACCTAATAGTTCTACTGTATTCATATTTGATCCTCTGTATACGATATTTCAAACTCTTCTAATGGACAAAGTTCCTCATCCCAAAAACCATTTTTTAATCCTCTTGCCAAGATATGTCCTGCTGGTTTCCAATGAGTATTAAAATCATCTAATAAAAGTCTTTTATTACTTTTGCCCCAATCACAAATAGTAGCATCAAAAACTTCTGTTCCAGAATCAAACCACTCACCAGATTTAGATATTAATTTAAGATACATCGTTTGTTTTCCATACCTTTACTATTTTATCCCATATTGGTTTAAAAAAATAAGCAGTAATTACACTGGATATTCCACCAATTATACCATTTATTATAGGAGCAGTAACAACAACTGGTACTACGCATTGATTTTCAATATCATTATTCTGCTGTTGAGAATTTTGTATCATCTTTTTTCTCTTGATATTGTTTTTGATGTTCTACATATTTATCATTAGTCATATGATTATAAATAGCGGTTGCAACTTTACTCACACTAAGAGCAACTCCTGTAGCATTTGGATCGTCGTTTTTGCACCAGTAATAACTAGCACCATTAACACTATCATCTTTCTCTTTAATGATAGAATAACCCCAAGTTTTAGCCCAACTTTTTACTTCTGTAATCTTAAACATTTAGCAACCCATTTCATCTGTACGTTTTGGTTTATTAGTATTGACTCTATTTACAGGATCAGTATGGTCTACTTCTTTGTCGTAATGTTTCCATGCTATTTTATGCTTGACTGAGATAATTTCTTTTCTTTGTTTCCAAATCTCTTGTTTTTGATAGTCAATAAGTTTCCATAAATCTTTAATATAATCAAGAACTGGTTCATTCTTATATCTCGTTAAAATATCGCTAATTTTAGAACTATTCATTGGCTCATATTTCAGAGTCATATCATATTCATCTGGATTCCAATTAGGATCATAAGTTTGAGTCATTTTTGTAGCCACTCTCTTGCGTCATATTCTTTTCGATATTGCCATCCGGCAGCAAAACCTTCCAGATATAATCTTTTCATAACATTAACAGATTGTTTATTTTGACTGATAAAGGAGAGATTCTTACTTACCCATTCATGGTAACTCTTTTCTTCGTCGCTAAAATCTTCATCTTCGCTCATTATAGTTTCCTATATCTTTTGTATATTTTATTTATGTCTAAAATAATATGAGGATCAGTGCTGCTAATAATAGTTTGATCGTCGTTATCTGTAATATAAGCCTGTATTTCATCATTAATTACTTCTTCTGCATATCCTTTATCCAGAATATATTGTCTTGTTTTTGCTAATCCTCTTTTGTTCTTTTTAATGTAGGAATCAATCTCATTTCTATACTTCTCATTAGAATCATAAAGAGCATGAGATAATTCATGTCTTAAAGTGGCATTATTTTGAGCGCCCATAATATAAAAGTTGTCGTGTCGATACTTAAACAGATTTAACAACTCAATTTCTTCACTAGTTAACGGATCAAATAGCCCTTGCTTAAATGGTAGCAATACTCTACTTGGAAAGTTAAATCCTGTCCAATCATGATGATAAGTATCAGCACCATATTTAACAGAATACCATTGTCTAACTGCTCCTAATGTAAATATCTTACCTCTAAAATCTGGATTAGGACTTTCATAAAATTCCTGAAAACGAATAAAAGTTCGTCCTAATTCTTCTTGAGAATCAGCACTTATCCAAACACTATTATATGGTTGACTTTTAATTTTAAGCATTTTCGTATGATGGATCGTTATCGGGATTCATATATCCATCGTAAGCCTGCTCTAAATATTCGACAACCTTTAATTTCCATAAAGGAATAATATTCTCATTATGTATAGAATCATCCATAACTTCAATCAAACATTGAAGCGTTCTATCAAATCCTATCTCGTTTATGAATTGTTTTAACTGGTTATTATTTTTCATTTTAAAATCTTATCCGATTCAGTCAGTGGAGGGTCTTGTTTAATCTGGCCCGAACTGTAGTCCATGTATTTAAAGTTTGCTCTGCAAAGATCAACAGCGTCGTATACTGCTTGATTAAGAGAAATATGTCCCTTGATAGCACGTTCCAAATTAGTTCTAACAGTAGCCACAACTTTTGTTAGAGCAGAATTTCTTTCTTCCATGCTCTTAATCATATTATCTTTTTCAATCAAATTAGTTTGAATGACAGAAATAGCCTCAATAGTATTCATATATTGTCTCCAATGGTTCTCTTTAGTATACCATATCGACAATCCGTTGTCAAGACTTTAGGGGCTACGGAAAAATGCTCCGCAGCCCCCTTAGTCAAATCAATCTTGATAGATTAGATAGTACAAATCACCTAGAATATCGACGGCAACAATACCAGCGACCATCTTTGCCTTGAGCATAACCAACATCTACTGTTGTCATGCCACTATTAGCGAAACAGCAATTACCATATGCTTGTTGCTGAGAAAATCCGCTACCACATCCTTCATAACCAGAATTTCCACCAAAATGACCTACACTTCCTCTTGATGCCATAATTTCGGCAACACCTTGTGCTGTTGAGTTATTTCCAGATGAGCTATTTGTGTAAGAATAAACCTTATTACTATTATTTGAATAGTATCTTGGTCGTGCCTCACAAACTCCAGCGATCAATCCTGTAAACATTAGTCCTAAAATAAACTTTTTCATATTTTCCTCCTTGAAATTAGTCGTTATTGTTATTTTCTTTCCACATTATAACATTCGGTCCTTTATCTTTGTCTAGAATAATCCTCCTTTCTTCTCTAAGAACAGCAATTTCCTTTCGTTGAGTTCTTATTTCATTTTTAAGAGACTCAACAGTATTTTTTAAATTCTCATTATCTTTTATCAGAGAATTAATATAATCGTCTATATCCATACTATTCTCTATTAGATTGTAAATCAACATATGTTAAATGCCAGTTCAAATGAATATTGTTATTTACATTAGTATATCCTACATATTTTGCTAAACCATTTAGCAGATCCTCGTCGGATATATTTTGTAAATCAAATAATAATTTGCAAAAATTAACCATATCCTCTTTTGAATTAAATATCCAAGGACACTCTATATCGGTAATGCTCAATACCGATAAACTGTTAGGAAATTCAATGTTATTCCAATTATAATATAATCCTTTATGCTCGCCCGTTGATGTATATTTTCCAACAAATTCATCTAAGAATATAGAAATATTACTATTTAAAGAAACGTCCGCTATATGAAGAAAGCCCCCTTTTTTAAGGTGCGATGACATATTCTCTAAAAATAAATGTAAATTTTGTATATGGTGAATTGATGCTGAACAAACTATTCTGTCAACATCGGGAATATTCCATTTCTCATATGCTGATACTATTGGTATGTTGTTAATAGATTGTGAAAAATCTAATGATAATACGGTGGTGTCTTCCAAACAATATTTTTTTAAATATCCGCCAAGAGAAGGAACATCTAATATAATTTCATTATTTCGTATAGGAAGTCTACTAAACAGAGAATAAAATTCTTTATCCATAGCATTAGGATAAGTATTCATAGCCAAATCATATGCTTGGCCTCTATGTCGGAAAACATCACTATATTCCATTTTTAATTGTCTCCAGTTGTAGACAAGTTTTACATTCACCACATTCTGTTATCGTATTTTCATCAATATATATTGGCCTTCTGCAACTCCAAGTCATATCTCTTAATTCTTCTGGCAAAATATTATATACTTCAGTTTTTGTTAGATGTACCACAGGATATATTTTTTCAACATTAGGAGCAAGTAATTTGAATATGTTTGTTCCTATTGTTGCTCTTGTCATAGTTGATATTTCTTCTGAATCTGATTTTGTTCGACCTATCGCAACACTTTTTATATGAGGCAGACTTGTGCAGATTGTTCCCGCTATGAAATTATATATGTCGCTATCAAACATAAAATTTTCACTAAGAACTATCTCGTTATTGTTGTTAATCTTTAAATATGAATAATATGGATATTCATGATAACTTTCGCTATATTTCACTTTATAAGATTTAGATATATAAGAGATAATATTGTTGACGGCTATGTGTTCTGCTTGTGCTCTTTTTTCTTTATTAATAAGATGTAGATGATGTATATGTACTTTATTCTCTTTATTTTGTAATAATTGCCATAAAGCGCCAGTAGAATCTAAGCCACCAGAGAACATAAGTAGAGTATTTGAATCATCATTGTCAATATCCATTAAATATTACCATTCTTTCTCTAACTTATCTAGTGTTGACTCAACCATACGGTCATCATAGAAACAATCTTCTTTACTGGCTATTAATTCTTTATATTTCTCAGGCCATACATTATTCAATGTATTCATAATAGTTTGACCATATCTCCACTCAAAAGAGTAATGATTATAAGTATTGTCAACAAGTTTTAGAAAATCTTTAAATGAAATTTTATTCGACATCATACCACTCCGGGAAATCTAGTAAATACAAATCAGCAAATGGAGCATTTACTCCGTCATTAATACTAGAGCCTAAAATTGGGGCGGCAACTTCATTATTATCGTTCATTAGATGAAAACCTGTTATTATTCATTCGATCTAGTCTATCAACCCTATCTTGTAGATTGCTAAATTGTTTCTCAGTTACCATCTCAATTTTAATAAGAGTTTCCAGAGTATCTTGTGTGATCTTTATTGTTTTATCTTGAACGTAATTTCCTGCTAGAATTAATCCTATGGAGAAATATGCAACACAGATTAGAATAAAATTAATGGTTTCATTTTTCATTTAGATCAACCTCAATTTCTGCACCATCAAATACCCAGTGATCCATATTATCTCTTATATTAAGACCAATAGGTTTGTTCACAATTTTAAATTTCACATCAAAAATTCCACTCAGTCCTTGATTTTGATAAAGATATTTTATAATAGCATCCTTAACATCTTGATCGCTCATAGTAATATGAGTTTTATTATTAATTTTCATCTATAAAATCCTTTAGTTTTTTAATAGCACTGTCGATTGTTTTAACAACCGCCCCACTTAATGCGTAGTCTTTTTTATAAGAGGCTAGTGCATCTAGTATCTTCCATGCTTCATTTTTAGTAAGATCAATTTGCATCTAAATTCTCCAAATATCCTTTTGTTTGTGGTTCGCCGTATTCGTCATAAGACGTTGACATTTCGTTTCTGTGCCATTCTTTTACTGTCTCTAGTGCTTCGTCCAGATTATCAAAATAGTGGCTTCTGGACGGGCCTAGAACGTATGAGTATATTTCAACTCCAGTAATTTTACATTCACAATCTTTGTCTTTCCAGTAGTCACCAAAACTTAAACTAATATGTCCTTCACTAATTTTAGAGTGTCCATCACTGAACTCAAAATAATGGTCATATGCTTCTTTAAGAAGTTTACGAATAGTAATTAGTTTTTCAAAGTCTTTTGTGTTCATACGAATAATCTGTCCTTTAGTAATTCTGCAATAGTTTCATTAATATTGATTCCGTTTACAACCATATTTTTGTCAGAATCATATTTATCAATTTCCATATATTTCATAGCGTTATTGAAACACCAAAAGATGGCAAACTTCTGTTCAGTTGTTAAACTCATCATTAGTTATACTCTGGTGGATTCCAGTTGGGCCAATATTTTTTTGGTTCAGCGTTTTGTGGATGATAATACCTTTGTGTATGCAAACTTTCTACTTTACATATTAGTTCCTTCACTCTTTGTTCAAGATGAACTAATGACTCTATTACAACATCAATCTTTTGCTTAGCGGGCTTTTTCTTTTTAGAAACTTTCTTCTTCATTATTTGATCCCTTTAAAAGTTTACGACTTTCATTCATATATTCATCATAATCTCTTACTGTCCATCCCATCATCATAAGGTCAAGTTTAATTTCATCAGTAACAAAACCTTCTCCAACTTCACCTTCTTCACCACCAATTCCAGAACAATAAAAGTCTAAATATGATTCTCCGCAACCTCTAATATCAGCAATTATTCCACCACTCATTCTCCATGAGCAAGTCCATTCCTTATCTCCATACAAGAATTGATTGTTACAAAGAGCGGCGTAAAGATTTTGAGAGTAAATGTCGCTAGTTTTACATTTGGTCACAATTCGTTCATTATTAATCAGATGTTGTTCTAAGTCCACAACGAACTCCTTATCTTAATTAGTTCAATTAATTTTTCAGTATCTTCTTCATCATACTTATGTTCCATCTCATCAATTTTGCGATAGTAATACTTTCCATTTTTTTCTTTGGTAAATAGATCGTATGGACTAACTCTATAATCTCTATCCAACCACCAATTGTAAAGTTGTAAAATCTTCTGAGAGTCTATAGCCTGTGCTGTTGGTTTGTTATAATCTTCATCGTCTGGATTGAAACCATAATCTTCATTCAGTTTTAATTGACCTGCCCAGTTTAGATAATCCAAACCCGCTTGTTTACATCGTCCTTTAACGAATTTATATTTTCGTTCTGGATATGCTTTCATCAAATGAGCCTGCTCACTCTCAACAAAAATAACTAA